GAGTCTGAAGTTCAAAAGACATTTCAACAACAGCGTGGACTTAGAGAAATTTCTTCTGAAGGTGGTACGGGAGACAAGAGACAGATTCGTGACAGACTTGGAGATGAAATGGCTCCAATTGCTCTAGGTGAAGGACCAAGAGAAATTCTCCAAGAAGAGAATGAACAGGCTTCTACATTTGAACATTCTACAAATACCCTGTATGAAGACGGTTGAGAACATATTTACTTTTTTGATGCGAGATAGGTACACAAATGAATAAAGCTGACAAAGCAAAACTACAAGAGTTGATTAACGTTCTTGCGGAACAAGAGATTCGCAAAGAACAACAGTTTCTAGATGAAGGCATGGCAGATGTTGTAAAAGCAGCCTGGGAAAAAACTAAGGGTGCTGCAAATAGTGCGTGGGAAGGCATCAAAGGCAAAGTAGCCCAGGCTACATCTGGTGCAAAGTCCATGATGACCAAAAAGATGGCTGACCTTGCCAAGGCATATCCACAAGCTCAACAAGATTTTGCTCAGCTAAAGCAAATTGAGACGCAAAGCGGAGAAAAATTACCAGTCACTCCAATGCTAAAAATGGCAGCAGGTTTGCCAGCACTTGTAAAGTCAGCAAAGCAAGAAATTGCATCAGATACTTCAGCATCTCAACAAGTTGCACAACAAGCTGCAAAAGCAGCTCCACAGGCTCAAGCACAAGAAGCCTATGTTCTATTTGTTGGTGACCTTCTTAGAGAAACAACAAACTCCGCACTCAAAAGTGAACAAGTAGCTCTAAATGAAGCTACTAAACAACAGTTGAATGAATTTGGAGTAACAGCCGCAGCAGGAATCACGCTTGGAGCTATCGGTGGAGTTCCTATGCTTCTAAAGGGGTTGTATAAGCTGGCATCTTTCCTAAAGATGCCTAAGACAAGTCAGGCATTTCAACATGCCTATCATGTTGCACACCACTTTGAAGAAAAGGTAATTGACTATGCTGTTCCAGACAAATTGTCATACTTGTGGTACAAAGCCCAACAAAAGGTTGTTACGAAAGACGGCAGCCCTGCAATGTCAATAGAAGAGTATAGTACCTCGGACATTAGAAAAAAGGTAGAGATGCGAATTTATAAAATCGCTCTAATCTACTTCATGATTCATGGTCTTCATGGTGCGATGGAAGCTGGGCTAAGCCTTATGGGTGCCACCGAAGCTGCTGCAACCACTGTTAAAGCAGTTGAGATCGGAACCGAAGTCATCGAAGTTGCTTCAGCAATTGCCGGAGCTTCAGGAGAGGCTGGAGTCTGAATATTAGAATACTTGCGCTGAGCCATATTTAGCTATATGGCTGACAACGTAACCAGACAGACAATACCTCTAGACCCTCTTAATCCAAAGGATCACCTAGATTCTGGTTATGAGGGCGAGCCATCTAATGATATTACAATTCCACCGTGTGGAATTGAAGATGCTGATGGTGCTCTAAAGCAACTGTTTTTCAAAGATATTGGATTCAAGTCAAAGACAATCTCTGGTCCAAACAAAGACATTGTTCTAGACGAACCACTTATCATATTTGCAACTGGTGAACGCTGGGCACTTGCCAAGAAACTGTATCCGCCAAGGGACAAAAACAAGATGCTCTTGTTGCCAGCAATTTCTATTAGGCGTACAGGGTTTGAGCAAACCAAAGATGATACTACCGGAAGAGGTATAAACCAAACCTCTGGATATCTTACCATTAAGCGTAAACTCGGCGAAGGGGATGCCGATTACCAAAACATGTTAAACAAGCTTGCCCTAAAGAATCTTGTTAATCGTCCCACGACTTCTGATAGAGGTGATGCTGTTGGTGAGTACAAAAACACCCCAGAGACGCGACAGGGTGGTCTGCTAAAGACTAATGTTGGAACAAACATTTGGGAAGTCATAACCATCCCGCAGCCTCAATTCTTCACAACAACATATGAAGTTGTATTTTGGACTCAGTATACAACACATCTGAACTCTATGATTGAAAAGTTCGTTTCTTCATATTTGCCTCAAGATAAATCATTTAAGCTTGTCACCGACAAAGGTTACTGGTTTATGGCATACGTTGACGATACTATGCAAAGCGCAGACAACTTCGAAGACTTCAAAGATTCAGAGAGAGTCATTAGGTATTCATTTACGATGAAAGTAAAGGGATACATTGTAGCACCACAAAGCGATACAGACAAAGTTCCAATTAGAAGATGGATTTCTAACCCATCAATTTCATTTGATGTGTCTGATGCTTCTAGTGTTAGTCAGCTTGCGTCAGAGGAGCTTCTTTCAAAGCAAAACTCGGCACGTGATAAATTTTCTCTAACAGAACTTGAGATAAATCCAGCTACAATGCAAGCCAAAACTCTAACAGAAAAACTTACTGCAACTAAAGAGATTTCCATAAACCCCAAGAAATACAAAAATGTAAAGATTCTTGAATCGAATCAAAAGACAGGTGAAACGGTTTTTAGAGCAAACAGCCTTAGAGACTTGGAAAACTTTCTAAACAAGTAAACCCAACGCATAGGTCAAATCAAATTAAAACCATTTTGTAGTGACTTACGTACCTATTGTCCCTATTTATCTTGAAGCAAATATACATTGCGATGACGAGGAAAAAATATGTCTAGTCAACTTTTCAAATTCCCAGGTTTTTTTAGCACAGAGATTGATCTCACAGCTACAACCGTTTCTCCAACTGGAGTACCAGCAGGCATTATTGGTGCAGCAGAAAAGGGTCCTGCTTTTGTCCCTTATACACTAGGTTCTTTTGACGATTTTAGAGTTCGTTTTGGTAACTTGAACCCAGATTTTGTAGCAACATATGCAGCAGAGAAGTTTCTAAGTAACAGACCAGCAATGACGTTTGTAAGAACTCTAGGAGCTGGAGCCAATGAAACATCAACGGACATCGATACAACTCGTACGCAAGGTACTGTAACAAATGCAGGATTCAAACTTACATCTGGGATAAATCTAGGACAGCTGGTCGGAGGTGGTCTAAAGTTCATTGTAGCAAGACACATTGTCACAGATAACGAAGCATTTGGTTTCCCAACTTTCACAAATAACAATACGTATTTTACAACTGGTTCTGCCGACGAAGTATATCTTGTTAGAGCAGCAATTATGGTAAACGATGTTGGTAACTGTGGACTTGACAATCTAGCTGTTTCAAGCGCTACACCTACGTCAGATGGAAAATTTGTATTTGCGTGGGCAGGAACATCTGCAAATGCAGATTCCGTTTCCTATGAAACATATGTCTCCAATGTAGTTACTGCTAGCCTAGATCCTCTATCTGATGACTATGTCGCCAAGGTTATTAACACAGACCCAACCAAGTTTGCTTCTGAGGGTATTCTTTTGTATGCTGACTACGCAGTTGATGCTTCTGTTGCTACTCTAGCAACTGGCTCCAATGATTTGCTTTTGGTTTCTGGCTCAGGCAACACTTCCGCTAACTCTGGGGACACAGCACAGACATTTACTGACATGTATGGTCGTTTTGATACCAGATATAAAACACCAAGCACAAGCTTTTTCATCTCGCAGCCATATGGTGGAACCGAGTATGACTTGTTCCGCATTGAGTCTATTGATGACGGAGCTTACGCTAACGACAAGTACAAGATTTCAATTGCAGCACTTCAAAAGTCTTCAAATCCTCGTGATGAACACGGAACATTTTCCTTGCTTGTTAGAGAGTTTGATGACAATGACATCAACCCTAAGATTCTTGAACAGTTCAATGATCTATCCCTAAATCCAAAGTCTGACAACTATATTGCCAAAGTTATTGGAGACAAGAAGGCATTCTTTAACTTTGACGTTGAAACTGTGGAAGATAGAAGACTTATTGTAAACGGAAAGTACCCAAATAAGTCCAAGTATATTCGTGTTATCATGAATGAGGCACTTGAAGATAATAGCAACTCTATTCCAAAGAGCGCTCTTCCATTTGGTTTCAGAGGATATCCTATCATCAACACAAACTCATTGCTTGTTGATGCAACAGGTTCTGGTGACTTCTCTGCAATTACACGTCTATACACATCTGGAAATGTTGGGGACCCAAGACTATATGGTTCAATTGTTCCTCCAATCCCAATGAGATTTAAGTCAACACGTGGAAGCGTTTCTACAGACTCTGGTCAGCTAATTGGTGCACCAGGTTCAACAGAAATTGCTGATAACCGCTATTTCTGGGGTATTAAGTTTGAGAGAACCGACAATGCTCTAAACCCAAACATTACACTTGCTCCAAACGGATATGTTTCATCCATGACTAAGTTCTTTGGAATTGAAAAGATGGATGCAGTTGTAACGGGTTCTTCAAAAGATACATTCAACAACAACAAGTTCTCATTAGCTAAGGTTGCTCTTGGCAACGATACACTATCTGAGGTTACCTCCTCGGTAGCTACTCACATGAGAGAAGCCTGCTACATCAGAAACGGCGTACCAGATGCAACCAACTATGAGATCACAGATGGCTCTGTTTCAAGAGTAACGTTTGCAACCTTGTTCCACAAGGGAGCTACAGCAGCCGTTTTCAATAGATTCTCTGACTATGCCAAGTTCTCAACGGTTATGGCAGGCGGATTCGATGGAACCAATATTCTTGATAAGAATGCTGCAACAATGAATGACAGATCTACTTCTACAGAGCGTAGAGGAGTTACTGTTGGAAACGTAAACGCAAACTTCTATGCACCTGGTCTAGCAACCAATCCTAACGGTCTTGGTATTACCAACAACTCAATCTTCGCCTATAGAAGAGCTGCTGAGATCATTACAGATTCAATATCCTCAAATATAAACATTCTCTCCGTTCCAGGACAAAGAGAACCTCTTGTAACAGATTTTATTGCAGATAAGGTAAGAGACTACGGTCTTGCACTTTACACACAAGATATTCCTGTATACAACAACGACAACGAACGTGTATTTGATGGTGAAGTTGGTCAGTTCATTGATGTAGACTATACAGCAGATGCTCTTGAAACTCGTGCTCTTGACAACTACTATGCAGCCGCATATTTCCCAAATGTTGTCATTAACGATAGAGTTAACAACAAAAGAGTAACTATTCCTGCTTCTGTAGCTGCTCTAGCTGCTCTTGGTTTCAACGACAAGGTAGCTTACCCATGGTTTGCTCCAGCAGGCTTCAACAGAGCTTCACTTGATTTCGTAAGCCAAACTCAAGCAAGAATTAAGCAGGCACAAAGAGAGAGACTTTACTCCGTGAACATTAACCCAATTGTTAAGTTCCCAGGAGAAGGTTATGTAATCTTTGCTCAGAATACCCTACAACAGGCTGAGACAGCTCTACAGAGCATCAATGTCCAAAGAATGGTATCTGACCTAAAGCGTCAAGTTGTAGAAATCTGCAACAAGGTTATTTGGGAACAGATAACCCCTGGACTTCAAACTGGTCTAGTAACAGACCTAACAAATGCAATTAGCATGATTCAGGTCAAAAAGGGAATTGAGAAATTCAAGATTATCTCTGATGGTACCAACAACACAGCAGAAGACAGAAACCAAAACAAAATGAATGTAAAAATCTTGTTTGTTCCAACCAGAAGCATTGAATTCATCTCTCTTGACTTCATTGTATCCAAGAGCGGCGTCGAGTTTGTTTGAGAAAACGATGACTTCAACACAAAAAAATGATATTTGATTGTATTTATAGTGACCATAACCCTTTGATGAAAGTGGAAAGAAAATAACATGTCCGAATTAACCTTCAGATCAGCCGGAGTCTCGGCACGAACAATTGACCAAACTGGTGCAACAAATGTTGAACCACAAGGTATTCCTGCTGGAGTTATTGGAACTTCTGCAAAGGGTCCAGCATTTGTACCAACGACAGTTGCAACAGGACAAGATTTCAACATCAAGTTTGGTATTGCAACCGATGAAGCTTACAATGGACCTCTGGCAGTAACTGAATGGCTTGCCTCACAACAGAGTGCAACCTTTACTAGAGTTTTGGGAATTGGTGAAGGTACCAGAAGACGTACTAGCGGAATCAGAATTGGAACGGTTCCTGGTGCAGGATTTGTTGTAGGGTCAGAGCTGCCACAGGCAAGTCTCGGTGGCGCGTACGGTCCAAACCCATATGCTAACTTAGGTGGTATTCCAGGAAGAACACACTACCTTTGCTGTTACATGAGTGACAGCGCTGGTTCTAGTGTAATTTCTGATACCAATGCTGTCATCACAAATGCTTCTACAAACATGGTTAGAGGCATCATTTTGGCACCGTCAGGAGTTTTGCTACAACTTTCAAGCTCCTTTACCCCAGGAAATACTCCTAGCCCAACAGACGTAGCAGGAACAAACTATTCTGGTTCCCCAACAGGCTCTGTATACCTTTCTGAAGGTCGTCAAGAATTTGTTATGGTTCTAAATGGACACAAGGGAACAGACCCACAATATCCAAATGTACTAACTGGTTCATTTGATGTAACGGCACCAAACTACTTTGTAAATGTATTCAACACAGACCCTCTCAAAATTGAGCAAGCTGGTCACCTTGTATACGCAGAATATCCTATTCACCCATCTCTTGCATATGTAACTGGCTCTGGAATTGTTAATGCATCTTCTGGTTCAAGCTACTTGGGCGGATATGAACAAGTTGCAATGCTTCTTACTGGTTCCATGATTAGAAACTCTGCATCTCTTGTTGTTCCTAACTTGGAAAACTTTGAAGATAGATTCACATACGCAAAGACTCCTTGGATTATTTCACAAGATCTCGGTGGCACTGCAAAGAATCTATTCAGAATCCATGCAAAAGATGCTGGTTCATACCCAAACAACAGAATTAAGTTCTCAATTGAGAACATTACGCCAGGAACAGACGCAAGACCATATGGAGTTTTTGACCTTGTCGTAAGAGAGATGACCGATACAGACAAGAACAAAGTAGTTCTTGAGGCATTTAGAGGCATTACTCTTGATCCAACGTCTGACAAGTATATTGGTAAAGCAATTGGTGATACCAACACGTACTACAACTTCGAAGCATCAGAAGACAGACAGAACCTTGCAACCGAAGGTTTCTACCCAAGTTTGTCGAACTTCATTAGAGTTGAAATTGATCAACAAGTTGAAACAGGAGAAATGGATGTAACGGCTCTTCCATTTGGTTTCCGTGGACACGCACACCTTGTAACAAACAAAAGTGTCTTTGTTGCTCCTAGTGTTGATGTAGACATGTATAGTGCTCTTTACTACGAAAATGGAAGCACTGCAAGTCTAAACTACGTGATTCCATATGAGCCACCAGTTCCATTTAGACAGAACATAAGAATTGGCGCATCTCCAAATGAGTCGGCGGACAAGGGTCTTTACTGGGGTGTTCAATTTACAAGAAAGACATCTCCAACAGAGACAAATGCAAGCACGGTTCAAGAGAGTATGATTGCAACATATGCAAAATACTTCCCATCATGGTCACCAAGCTCAACATTTGCAGAATATTTGCTTGGAAATGGAAACAATGTCAACGCTGTAATTGGTGGAAACAATGAAATAGACATTGACCTAAACATATCCTCTGATGATTTCAACGACAACAAGTTTAGTCTTTCTAACATCAAAATTCTTAGAACAGAGTCAACTGATGTTGCCAACACCAACTTGCTTTCTCAGTGGGAATATGTAAGAGATGGACAAATTACAACAAGTGGTTCATACAGAGCACTTGCAACATCAGACCTTACAGATGCGTCAGTTAGACAGGTATCTAAGTTCTCCTTCTACTTGCAAGGCGGATATGATGGAACCAACATCATGAACCAAGGCATGGATAACCTTACGAACAATGCTATCATTGAAGAAATGAATAACACAAACCGTGGTCTTTCTAATGGTCCAACTGTAAAGGCATACGACAAGGCAATTGACCTAATGGCAGACACAACAGAAGTTGATGTTCAACTTCTTGCTATTCCAGGAATTAGCAACTCTATCATCACAGACAAGGCTCTTCTTACGACAGAAGCAAGATTTGATGCTGTGTACTTGATGGACATTGAAGCCTACGACACGTCTAACTTTGTTGTATCTGGTTCAAGCCAGGTAACAAGCATTAGATACACCGCTAACAACTTCCGTAACCGTGGAGTAAACTCTAGCTTTGGTGCAGCATACTTCCCAGAAGTAAACCTAAGAGACACAGCAGCAGGAGCAGTAAGAACTGTAGCTCCTTCTGTAGCCGTACTTGGAGCCTTCGGTCTAAACGACGCAATTGGTCATCCATGGTTTGCTCCAGCAGGTTTCTCAAGAGGCGCTCTAAAGTCTGTTACAAACTCTGCTCTGGCACTTAGCAGAACAAACATGGATACTCTTCAAGATGTAAACATCAACCCACTAGTTTCATTTGCAGGTTCTGATGGTGTAACCGTGTGGGGTCAAAAGACTCTATTGTCAACAGAGTCAGCATTTGAAAGAGTGAACGTTAGAAGACTTCTAATTGACATTCGTCGCAAGGTTAAGAAAGTTGCTGACAGAATCGTATTTGAACAAAATAGAGCAGACACACTTGCACGCTTTGAACAGCTTGTACGACCAATTCTAAAGAACGTACAGGACCAAAACGGACTTGAGCGTTACCTTGTAAAGATTGACACAGAAACAACCACAGAAGCAGATGTACAAAACAAGACTGTTCGAGGCAAGATCTATGTTGTTCCAACCAAGACACTTGAATTCCTAAGCGTCGACTTTGTTCTTACAAACCAAGGGGCATTCTAACAAAAGTTTGTGAACAATTATTTGCAAACCTCTATTTATCAAAAGTTATAAGGAACTAAACAATGGCTGTAGAAACACTATCAATCACCGACATGCTTGCAACAAAGTTTGAACCTATCCAAAAAAGAAGGTTCTTGCTAAACATTGAGGGAATCGACGCATTCCTAATCAAGACGGCAGCACGTCCTAAGATGACAACTCAGGAAATCAAGATCCCATGGATCAACTCAACAAGATACATTGCCGGTAAGTCTGAATGGCAAACGATGGCAGTTACTCTACATGACCCAATTGCTCCATCGGGTGCACAACAGGTTATGGAATGGATTCGTCTTACCTACGAATCAGTTTCAGGACGCGGCGGATATGCAGACTTTTACAAGAGAGACCTTCAAATCAAAATGCTTGATGGTCCAGGTAACGTAATTCAGCTGTGGGACGTAAAGGGAGCATGGATTCAAGACGTAGACTTTGGTGGTCTTGATGCTGGTGCTGAAGACCTTACAGAAATCACACTTACGCTTCGCTTCGACAACGCAGTTCTTTCGTATTAAAGTATATTATTCGTTACAATACAGCATAGTCAAATATACATCTTAGCCAGATTGTTGAATACTCCTCTTATAGAAATATGATAGGAGTATTTTTTTATGTCAAATGTCGAATTTAAGTGCCCACAAGAAAATTGTAATGTCGAATATGATAATCTTCAATCGCTTTGTAGGCATTGGACTAGAACGCATTTTTTAGATACAAAAACACTATGGTTGCTTTTAAATCACCTTGAACAAGAGCCGCTTTGTGCATGTGGTTGTAAAGCTACTACTAAATTTTTAGATGCTGGGCGCGGCTATGCAGCTTACATCAGAGGTCATGCTTCCAGAGTGTCTAACAACTTTCAAACCAAAAAGTCCGTTGCAAAATCCAAAGCCACCAGAAAACAAATGCATAAAGAAGGCAAGATTAAGATATGGAATTCTGGGCTAACTAAGGAAACTGACCAACGGCTTGAAGACCTTGGAAACAAGACAAGAGAGTGGCTTGAGAAATACCCAGAGGAACGCATAAAGAAATCCGAACGAATGAAAAGGCAGCGCCGGGACGGAACTACAGTTGCACCCAGTGGATCAAAAAGTGGCATGTGGAAAGGCGGAATAAGTCCATTGAGTTCAGTTTGTCATTCAAATAAGAAATTTTATCACGGATGGAAATACCCAATTTTATGTAAAGCTAAATTTGCGTGTGAAAACTGCGGGGCTTTTGGAAATAGCTCATTACTTGAAGTTCATCACGACAAAGAACAAATGTGTGATATAATCAGAAGTGTTTCCAAGCAACTCCACTGGGAAGAACTTGTAACAGTTAACCTTAAAGCAAACGACCCGGCTCTCTATGAAAAAAAACAAGAAATATCTGACGCCGTTGCAGATTATCACATAGCCAACAATGTAAGCGGAGTTGTCATGTGTAAGTCCTGCCATAAAGACTTGCATGGTTCTCACAATCTATAACCCACATTTCCTCATAAGCCTTATAACAAATTCAAAAGACGCTCCCGACTACTGGGGCGTCTTTTGAATTTACCGGGCTCAGAATGTCTCCTAGAGCCAGCAACCACTACGGTATTAGCAAAAGATAAACTCTGGCTTCGATAATACTTATTGAACATGGAACAGAGATACAGGTCGCCTCGTAGAGACTCACTAGAGTCTAGATATATAGAGTTATATTCTGACATATTTGGAGCCCTACCAAAGCATGTAGAAGCCATAGATGACGACAACTTGAGTGACATGGTTGTAGAACTTGAAGACTTTGAGAACTTTGGTTCTTTTCAGTCTGTTATAGACAGAGAAAAAGTTGACATTGAACATGGAAATCTCATGGACAAGTATGCAGAAGAAGATGAATCCATGAAGACAGAGCCTCATGTCGATGACTTCTATGATACCATGGACTTTGACAAAGAAAAAGCAAAACTAAGAGACTTTGATCCAAAGCTTGAGTCTTTGATTCGTAAGCTTGTACAAGAGCAAATCAATGACCACTCAAAGTCTCTTGGACTTGCTCCATCAAACTTTTCACTAAAGCACTCATCTAACAAAGCTTTGTTTGATATATTTTACACAAGGTTTCCAAACCAAAGAGCCATGTTGGACCAAAAGAACATCATGAAAGCACTGGAAGACGCTTACCAGGCAGGAAAGACAGCACAATGACAACAAAGGCAATCACTAGGTCTCAGTTAAAAGAGATGATTCAAGAGGTTCTTGAGGAACAGAATTTTAGACAGTCTCACAAGAAGATGTTTCTTGAAAAGCTAAAAGGGTTTCTTGTAGAAGAATCACGCAACGACTATGGCGGAATTGACCAGTATGACATTGACCCAATTCTGAACCTGGTAGAAAAGTACATTGACCAGAATTCATAAGTGAAAGAACAAGATATGACAACCATAATCAAAAAGTCAGAACTCAAGAAGATGATTCAAGAGGCAATCAAGTCTCAAATGAGCGAACAGAACAAGCCTCAAGACCAAGGTCCTTTGAACATACAACTTCAAAAACTATACATCTTTGCAAATAAAGAGGGGCTTTATGATGCTGCTGATTTCATCAAAAAAGTTCTGGAAAAGAAAAGATAACAGTGGATCTTGACCTAAAAGTAGGAGACGTTGTCCTTGGTGGCAAATTCAAGAACAAGCGTATTGTTGTCAAAACTATTGGCAAGGATGAACTTGGGCAACCTACTATCAATGGTAGATCCATGCTTAATTTCCGCATTGAAAAGAACTTGCCCAAAGACAAACAGTCAAAAGAAACCAGAGAGAAAGAAGACACAGTGAAAAAAGAAGCCACAACAATTACAAAGTCTCAGCTAAGAAAAATGATTCAAGAAGCACTTCAAGCTCAACTGTCTGAGCAATATGAAGGTGACCTAGATGATCCAGCCATAACTGCTGGGTTGCCTGATGTTGACTACATTGCTCACGAGTGTGGCAAGGCTGTAGCAAAGATTCTGAGTGAAAACGGAATTAAGCGAGTGTTTGGTATTGCAGGCGCTGTAAAGCAATTGGTCAAAAACAGACTTTGAGATTTTGATTTGAGACATATCTATACAAACCTTGTAGATTTACTCTGTAAGGTTTCACTAGGAGTCTCAAACAATCAAAATGTCCGATCCATCTAACACAAACACACCAGAATCAGCCCAGCAAGCTCTAAAGAACTCTGTGTTCGCAGCTAAAGAAGCTCAGCAGAATGCAGCCACCGCTTCAAAAGAACATAACCCTGACGAAGTAGTTACAAGAGAAGCCTATGCTAAGAAGGCTTTCAACATTGAAATCCCTGTTGATATCATTCCTCTTCCAACCAAGGGAACCGTATATCCTTCCAATCACCCATTTCACAACCTAAGTGAAGTAGAATACAGAGGAATGACGGTTAGAGAAGAAGACATTCTAACATCTCAGGCTCTAATCAAAAAGGGAACGGTTATCAACGAACTCATCAGAGCTTGTCTTATGGACAAGAGCGTGGACGTAACAAGCCTTCTTGCTGGCGACAGAAACGCCTTGATGATTGCAATTAGAGCGTCAGGCTATGGTCCTATATACAAGCCTTCTCTAACATGCCCAAAGTGTGAACACCAGAATCACCTTTCAGTAGACCTTGGCACTCTTGGAATCAAAAGTCTTGAAATTGAGCCAAAAATCCCTGGAGAAAACTTATTCGAGTTTGTTCTACCTTCTTCTAAACACACTGTATGTTTCAAGTTTCTTACAGGTTCTGATGAAGAAGAAATTGTTGCCCAGATGAACGCCAGAAAGAAGAAGGGCATTCAGATTAGCAACATTGTTTCATCTAGGCTTATGTCTTCTATTGTTTCCGTAAATGAAACAACCGATAGAGCATTCATTGCTAGATATATTGACTCTATGAGAGCCTATGACTCATCTGAGCTTAGAAACTACATCGATCTACATGAGCCAGGAGTAGACATGAGAATTGACTTTACTTGTTCTCAGTGCGACTACTATGAGGAGGTGGCACTTCCAATGGATGCCAGCTTTTTTTGGCCTAACGCAAAACGATAAAGAAAACGTAATTCTTGAACCGTTCTTCATTCTAACATACTATGCCGGAATGTCGTGGGAAACATACTACAACTTTCCCGTCAGGTACAAGGAGTGGCTTGTTCACAGAATCTCAAAAGAGATCAATAAGTCACAGGAGAACAAGTCTGATATTCCAAGTAAGGCTCCACATCACAATTCATCTGACCTCAGAGCAATGTTAGGTAAAGCGAAACCCCATGTTTCAAGTGCTAAAACCCAACGCTTCACATAAGATTAGAAATTACGCTACCTGATACTACATGAAAAAGACCGCTCTAAGGCGGTCTTTTTGTTTTAGTCGGTTGTTGTATAGGTCCAGGTATTGGTAATTCTGCCGTTTCCTGTTTCAAGTGGCGCAAACATAAGCAGTCTGATTCTGTCTGACTGGTCAGAAAATCCCTGACAAGCTGTGTTGGACCTCACACCAGATACTTGCGAATACATAACAACCTGCCCAAACAGCTCACTTGGAGTTTCAATAGAAAAAGGCAAACCTGTAATAGCTACATCAGGCGTGGACGCACTAGCAAACACAGAAATATCCATAACGTGTTGTATGGTAACCGTATTGTCAATTCTGGTCCATCTTGATGGAATTCCTGGATCTGGAAAAGCCATTTGAAAGTTGAAGTCATTATATGCTAGTGAACAAGTTCCCTGAGTAATTGTTGGACCAGAATAACCAGCAATTCCTTCAAAATTAGAAGCGCTTACGGTTCCCACAACCGTAATAACACAACCAGGTGCATCTGTTCTTGGACTAAGAGTCTGAACAAGTCCTGTATCTTTAGTAAATGAGAAAGATACTTCTTTATTTGAAGGTATAGCCACTATTATACCCTTAGAGATTCAATCATAGAGTATAAAATACTCGAACCTTTTGGTTCAATAATTTCTTGAATTATTTTTCTAAGCTGAGATTTGGTAATTATTTTCTGTGTCATAGAGGCCACTTCTTTCCAGTAATCTTTTCAAATTCTTCAGCTCCAGCACTCTTTTGGTTTAGCATTTTGATAACGTCTTCAACTTTTGCACCAGAGGTCTTTAGTGCCTTTTGATATTCCTTTGAAGCCTTGATAGCCGCAACTACAGCCTTCATTTCATCTGGCTTACCACGCAGTTTAATAGGAAGCTTCATTGGCTGTTCTGAGTCGGAAGCAAGATACGCAGCCACAGAAGCAAAGAACAACTTACCAGCCCAAGACAAGTTTGCTTCGTTCAATACAACGGAATCTTTTGTCTGTTTTGATTCTTTGAGTTCTTTTGGAATAATCGGAAGTTCTTGGTTATTTGTTTTATTGGATGTCGTCATAAAATTTCTCAGTCCTTCTAATTAGATACTAGAACAATAGGCTACGAAGTAAATATGCTTTACCGAGAAGTCTTTACTAGTACTCAATAAAATGTCGGACGCATCTCTACAACAAACAGCCGAACTTACTGCTCTACTTGAGAAGCAAAACAAGCTATATGCCTCTCAAACTCAGATGATCAAGGGGCAGCTTGGTATGCTTAAGCAGATGCAAGACATCATTGCAAACATGAATGGCAAAGAACAAGTTTCGGACATGGAAGACATGAACGAAATTGTAGAGTCTGCTGCTAAACAAATGGGTGAATTTGGAGCGTCTGCCGGGGCTGCCCTGTCCAAAGTAACTCAGTCCATGCAACAGGCTGAAAGCCAAACAGAAAAAACTGGCATGAGCATGAAAAAGCTTGGCAAGTATGCACCGATTGTTGCATCTGTTGGTTTTGCTTTTGATGGTATGACAGAAGGAATCAAGTTTTCTTCAAACGCAATGTCGGCTATGATAGGTATCACTGGAACTATCATAGGAAGTCTTGGACACCTTGCTATTTCCATTTTAGCTATGCCATTTAAGATGCTGTCTGGTCTTATAAACATGACAGAAGGTGGTGGAGGTGGAGGACTAAGACAAGAGCTTGAAAATATCCGTAAAGAATTTGGTGACCTAAGAACTGGAGCCTCCAAGTCTATCATTGATATATCCAGAGGAATGAAAGGACAGCTTGCAGAAACCGGCTTGAGTACCTGGAAGACATTTGGAAACCTTGCGGAACGTCTAAAGACTGTAGCTGAGTATGCCAAGAACATGGGAGCTGCCTTCAATTTGGTGGCTAAGTCGTTTGTTGAAAACGGTGAACGAATTGGTGCTTATATCAAGGGTCTTGGTCTAACAGAAAAAGGTCAACTTGCCTTAGCTCAAACTGCTATTCGTGCAGGAACCAGTTTACAAGAGGTTGGTAGAGAAATTACCACCTTTGCCTATGGAATGGGCGAAGCATTTGGAATAAACGGAAGACAGATCTCTGGTGATATCGGAGAAATGATGGATGACTTTGAAAACTTCGGTAATCTCGGAGTTCAGACTCTTACCAATGTTTCTGTATTTGCACGTAAGTTGGGAGTAGAATTCAAGGACCTTCAGGGAGTTATTGGCAAGTTCGACAACTTTGAAGACGCAGCTCAGGGCGCTGCACAGCTAAGCCAGGCATTTGGCTTACAGCTCGATACACTTAAACTCATCAACGCTCAGGACCCAGCAGAGCGTATCGAAATGCTCCGAAAGAGTTTCTTTGCGGCAGGAAGATCTGTTGAAAACATGACACGCCAGGAAAGAGCCTTGCTTGCTACGCAAACAGGTCTTGACCAAAAGACAGCTTCTTTGGTGTTTTCTATGGAAAACCAGGGACAGTCTTATGCAGATATTCAAAAAGCTTCGGATGCTACTCAAAAGAAACAACTAACTCAAGCAGAAGCAATGGAAAAACTTAGTGGCTCCATTGAAAGACTTGTTAAGAGTGGTGGTGGCGCCACAGGTGGATTCTGGGATAGATTCATTCAAGGATTTTCTAAAGGCATCAAGAGGTCGACTGAGTTCCGAGAACTCTTACGACACTTACGACAAAGCTTGTTGGTGGTACACCAAGCCGGTGTACAGGTAGGTCGAGCATTTGTTGATGCATTTCCTGGCGTTAAAGACATGATCAAGAGTCTGTCTGAATTCTTTGACCCTCGAAGATTTAAATCTGCAATGGATGGGGTTGTTGCGACGTTCAAGAAGTTCTTCAAGGGAGACATGGACTTCAAGGGTTTCCAAGAAGCTCTTAGAAAGAACTTCACAGATTTCTTTGATATAAACTCTCCGTCCGGTCAGAAATTCCAAAGAGGAGCAAAGGCATTCTTTACCAAGCTGAAATCTATTTTCATTGAAGGACTAAGAATAGGAATGCAGGCTATCAAAAACGGAGCAAAGTTCTTAGCTGATCTTATCAAAGACCCAGCTTCTGCTCTAGCTGCTACCAAAGCTGCAAATGGTGCTGGAAGCTTCTTCATGACAGAGATAATACAGCCTATACTCAATGTCATTAAAGAAGAAGGTCCGGCAATGCTTGATGCACTTGGTGAACTTCTTGTAACTGTATTTGACTTTCTCAAAGAGAAAATTACAAATCTTGCAATAAAGTACCAAGTACCACTTGCCAAAGCTTTCATTTCTATCTTTGTTGCTCCTGCTATGCTTGGAGCACTGTCTAGAGGAATCATCGGTGGAGTAGGCGCTGCGCTTGTATCTGGTTTAGGCGGAGCCATGAAGAAGGGTATCCAGTCTGTAAAGAGTGGTGCAGGAG